AATAATGGCAAAATTCATATTCTTTATTTTGAATACGTTGTAAAAACGTTGCTCCTTTTGGAAGTGGTTTTGTTTTTGAATCAAAACGCCTCCACCATCTAAATTGATTGTAGTTTAATGGTTGTAGTTTTTTGATTTCTTTAAGTACAAGATCGGGATTATTAATTTTATATAACATAACCTTAATTTTAATTCAATATACGAAAAAATTTTTAATGAGCCAACTAATAGTCTATTTGGTCTTCATTTTCTTTTTTAAGTTTATTTAATTTTTCTTGAAGTGGTTTAACTGCAGCCTCTGTTCGTTTTCCTATAGCCCCTGATTTTTTAATTCTTTGTATTTCTTTTTCAAGGTGTTTTATTTCTTCTTCGGTTTTTGAGGATGGTTTTGATTCGACTTTTTTTTGTTTTGGTAATGGGGGTTTTGATGGGGATGGTTCTACTTTTGGTTCTCCATACATACTCATTACTGGTTTTAGGTTAGAGAAGGATTGGTTTGTGGCTATAACGAGTACAATTGCTAAGGGGTCAAACACAAATATAATTAACAGGATAAATATATTAGCTATCTGTTTTATAGGTTTACCTGTAATCTCGCTCACATATTTTACTGCTCCAAGTTCATTCCCTAATTCAGCTTCAGATTGCATGTCTAGAATTTGTATTTCAATATTGGTTAAACTATCGTTTAATACTTCTATTTTTTTAGATATTGTATTTTTATTTTCTGTAGCTGTACTTAATTGAGATTCGAATGCTTTTCTATTTCCGTTATTGGCTTTGGTAATGAGTTGGCCTGTTTTTTGGTCCACTGTTTGGGTTGTGGTGTTTGAAGATAAAGCGTTTCGTAAATTGGATATGTCTTTGTCTAGGATTTGTTTTTCAACAGTCAATTCATTTTTAATTTCCTCAAAGCGTTTCTTTTTAACTTCTATATTAGCTATTCTTTTATCTCCAATTTCCATTTTGGAAATATTTTCTTGGAAGCCTGTGGTTAATAAACCATAGATACCTAACGAGGTAATAAAAGATAAAACAACAAGTGCAACCGTTAAATATATTTTTAATGTTACATATGTTTTTTTCCACTGGTCATGTAGGTAGGTTGCAATGGCTATTTTGGATATTTCCAAAAATGAACCCATTACTATAACAGGTATAGCTACACTAGCAAATAATATGGAAAGACCCATTACACTATAATAGGCTGCGGTGAGAGATAAACCAATCGCACAAAACAAGACAAAATATGGTAAAAGTTTTTCTTTCACTGTATTATCTTCCTTGTCCTCGATTTAACTTTTTGTAGTTTTTAGAGGATTTCATTTTTGATGTTTTGGATTTTGCATGAATTCCAGGACGAGAAACCTTAGTTGTTTCCAAAACGTTAGAAGTATTTGCTTTAATTTTTGCCATTTTACATTACAGTTATGTTTTGGGGATTTACAATAAATGATTTTACCCCATCAACGCGTTTAACACTTTTAATTATATCCATAACTTTTTCACGGCTAAAACCCCCAGATCTCATAAATGGATAGCCGTCTATTTTTAAATTCAATATTACTCTTAAATTATCATTATTTTGAGAATACTCGTCATCCATCTCCGTTGTTGACACAATCGTTACCCCAGTTAATGCTCGAATATCTGATAAGATTTCTTGTTGGGGGCGGGTAGTGGTATTGGTAATAAGGATACCTTTGACTTTAAATTTATCAACGTATTCCTCGTTTAATACTTTGGATAATTCCTCTTTAATTATATGTCTTAAATTTTCTAGTTTCATTTTAATTAATGTCTGTTGATTCTAGTAAAGTATATGAAAATTTATTTCCATGTATTTTAGCAGCTTTTTTACAAATAGATAAAAATGAATCAAAATCTTTAACTCGTTTAAATACTTGACAACCAGCACTCCAATTTTCTACCCAAGTTGAATCTTTTCCAGCTTTATGTATGTTTATACCATACATCCCTTCTGTAATTTTAGTTTCATCATATGTAAGATCAAAATTAGCATCACGGAAAACTTTTACATTTGCTAATCTTTGACAAAGTGCATCATATTTCCCTTGGTGTTTATCGATTGCCCAAGTTGTTCTATATTGACCCGGAATAAGTCTTGCACACCCACCTTTGATTCCCATTTTATTCCATTCCAGCATAGATTTTTTACCTGGGTCAGTTGTTGCATCCCAACAATAAAATTGCCATGTTCCAGTGGGGTCTTTAAAGGATATAGTGATATTATCATCAAATAGGTTTGTTACTTTATCTGCAATATTGGGGGAGTTGTTTCGTACACCTACAATATTTACATCATAACTTTTGTTTGATGTATCTTCAAACCATTTGTATCCTTTGGCTTTTACGGTAGATTCAATTTGTTCTCTTGTATATAACATGTCATTTAAAATATAAATTTGCTTCTGCTTCTCTACGTCTAACTAAACCTTTTAATGTTTTACCTCCAGCTTTTACCCATTTCATAAATTCAGCTCTAATGGTTTCGTCATTCGGATTTGAATTTACTTTTTTAAGTAAAGTAGAAGACTTAAGGTTTGCAGGGCCTAAATTATATGCAAAAGAAACCAAAGCATCAAATTGATTTTGATTAACATCGTCTCTACAATATGAGTCTACGTATTTTTCAAATGACTCTAACATATGACGTAGCAAATCTGTTGCATCTTGCTCGGTAATTTCTTTATCGGCCATAGTTACTTTTTTACCGTTTGGGTAAAATGTAGCACCATATCCAATAGTTGGGACACCTGCGGGACATTTATATGGCTTGCCTCTGAAGCCTTCAAATGATTTGATTAGCTCTATTCCTTTTGGTCCTGTTGCAGTTATTTTAGACATCTTCCTTAAAGAAATTGGTTAAAAATTTTCCAACTACACCAATTGCAAATAATGTAATTCCAACCCATTTATATCCAGCTAAATCAGCAGGGATACCCATTAAAGCTACACCTAAGAGTGCATCACCTAGTTGTCTCCATTTTTTTGGAGTAGGACTATAGTAATTTTTTTTCATTTTGGTTATGTGTTTTAACATACTCATAACTTTAAAATTTTAGGTTTGTTATACATATTATAAATTGCTTAACCTTCACAACTAAGACACTCATTGTCACGTTGAATAGCATCTCCTCTTAAAATACTTTCTGAGCGCATGTAGTATAAAGTTTTGATGCCTTCTTTCCAAGCTAGTTTATGTACATCGCTTATATATTTGGGTGAATCTGATGGATCAAACGTTAAATTCAACGAGATAGCTTGATCTACATATTTTTGTCGAATACCATTTTGTCTAACGATTTCGTACGGGTTAATTTCTTTGAATGTTAAGAATATTTCTTTTTCCTCGTCAGTTAAAATATAATCTGGGAGTCCCATAACCGAACCTTTATCACGAGCAATTTGTTCCCAAACACTATCAATGTTATATCCTTTTGATTCAAGTAATTTTTCGAGTGTTGGGTTACGTTTAATAAATGTACCTTTAGCTGTTTTTAAGTTATAAACATTAGCTGGGATAGGTTCAATTGAAGGGGATACACCTCCTGAAATATGAGCGTTAGATACAGTAGGAGCTATTGCTAAATGGTGTGTATGACGTAATCCTGTTCCTTTACACCATTCTGGCTCTCCGTATTCTTTAGCTTGGTCACGTGATGCTTTTAGGGTTTCTTTTTCAATAAAATCAAACATCAAACGTGTGTAAGAATTTGCTTGCAAACCAGCAAATGGAATATTTTTTTCTTGTAAAAATGTATGCCATCCCAATACTCCAATACCAATTGCTCTACCTTTTGTAGCTGAGCGGTATGTGTTTTCCATGAAGCGGATATTTTTGGAACGATCTATAAATTCTTGTAATACACCTTCCAAAAACCAACATGCTAATTCAGGCAATGTCATTCCATTTTCAAATGTATATTCTTTCCATTCATCCCAACGTGCTAAGTTCAATGAAGATAAACAACAGATAAACGAATGCAATTCATCTGTGTATAGTGCAATTTCTGAACAAATATTTGTCATGGAAACATGTAAATTGTTCTTTTTATATGCTTCTGGGTTATTGTCGTTCACGTTATTTTCAAACATGATATAAGGTTCACCTGTTTCTAAACGTGTTTTCAATATTTCACCCCATAATTTGATAGATTTCGGATCTTTATTTTCAACTTTGTTCATAAATTCATCATCAACTACAATACATTGATGTAAATTTAAACATTGGCGGTTAATATCTCCTTTAGGGCGTCGAATCATCAAAAATTCTTCAATATCTGGGTGTGATATATGTAAGTTAACAGAAGAAGCACCTCGTCTAACTGAACCTTGGTTTGTGGCTAAAATGGTCGAATCGTAAATTTTACACCATGGAACAACTCCTTCAGATACTCCATTGCCAGAAATTTCTTTACCTCTACCTCGGATTCGAGATACACCAATTCCAACGCCTCCACCTTGTGAGGATAAACGCATTAATTCAGCATTTGTTAATGCAATTCCCTCAATTGAGTCGTCCGTGTCTATTCCAAAACATGAAATAGGCATACCACGTTCTGTTCCCATGTTTGAGAGAACAGGTGAAGCTAAACATAACCAATTTTTAACCATTGCTTCGTAAAAGAATGGTTGCAAATCTTTACGTTTTAAACGTTTAGCAGCTGCACGAGAGACGCGTTTAAATGCTCCATAAACGTCTTCATCAGGTAATAAATAACCTTTGGAGATCATTGA